TGGACAAAGATTTATTCAAAGGCGGAAAGCCCGACATCATGGGCGATCTTGCTGATCAGCTTCGTACCTTATCCAAGGCAAAAGCAGACAAGCGTATTGCTTACATCATTTACGATGGACGAATCTGTTCCCACATCCTCAACTGGAAGTGGCGCAAGTACACAGGGGCTAACAAACACACTAAGCACATTCATGTTAGCTTTAAGAAAGAAGCTGATAATGACGGGGCTTTTTTTCAAGTACCTATGTTAGGAGCAAGTAATGAATGAACTAAAGACAGCAGCAGGATCTTGGGCAAGAGCTTTTTTGGTTGCCGTAATCAGCATGGCAGCGGCCGGCGTGACAGATCCTAAGGCGTTAATTGCAGCAGGCGTAGCATCAATCCTTCCACCTGTACTGCGCTACCTATCTCCTAACGATCCAGCATTAGGCATTAAGAAGTAATGAACGCCCTTAACTGGGCGGCTCTTGCAGTTGCAATAATCTCAATCGTTACTGGCTTTGTCAGTTCGATTCGTTGGCTTGTCAAGCATTATTTGAGCGAGTTAAAACCTAACAGCGGATCATCAATGAGGGATCAAGTTACTAGACTGGAAGCGCGTGTCGATACCATCATCTCACTATTAGAGAAGCGATAATTTTGTCATGGCAAGAAAAGCAACTAAGGCGCTAGAGGAGCAAGGCTACTCAAAGCTTGATGCTTACTGCATTGGGCTTTATGAATACTTCCTATCGTTGAAGCGAGCAGGTTTTGCAGAAGATATTGCTATGTTCATGATTACAGAACCACAAGCTTATCCTCATTGGATTCTGCCTGATCAAGTACCGCCTGAGAAGCTAGGCGATTACGAAGATGAGGATGACGATTAAGCGAATAGTCGTAGTCTCGGACTTACAAGTCCCTTACCATGACAGGGTTGCAACCCGTAACCTTGCAAGCTTCATCACAAAGTTCAAACCTGACCAAGTAGTAACCATTGGCGATGAGATTGACCTACCCCAGATAAGCAAGTGGGAGGAAGGTCGCATGGGCTCTTATGCTCAGACCCTAGACAATGACCGCAATGAAGCAGTGCAGCTTCTCTGGGATTTAGGCGTTACAGACTGCCTTAGATCTAATCACACAGATCGCCTGTATAACATCATCATGGCTAAAGTGCCTGCATTCGGGGCATTGCCAGAGTTGCGCTTTGAGAAGTTTATGCGCTTTGATGAACTAGGTATCACCTTCCACAAGAACCCTATGCCTATTGCACCCAACTGGATTGCAGTTCATGGAGATCACACACCAATCAAGCCACACGGGGGCTTATCAGCCCTAGAAGCGGCTCGTAGGCATGGTAAGAACGTCATCTCAGGACATACACACAGAGCAGGGCGTTCGGCCTTCTCAGAGGCTTCTGGCGGTCGCATAGGGCGTGTCCTGCATGGTGTCGAGGTAGGCAATCTCATGGACTTTAAGCAGGCTCATTACACGAAAGGGTCTGCAAACTGGCAACAGGCTTTTGCCATCATCTATGTAAACAAATCTAAAGTGCAGGTAGATCTCATCAACATTGAGAAGGACGGCACCTTCATAGTAGCTGGAAAGTCCTACGGCAGACCTAGATAATCGTTATCGTTTCGTTACACAAATGTGCTTAATTAGTCGGACGGATCTGTCACACTAATTCAGTAAGCCAGTCAAGGGCACTGGATACAGATAGGTACAAAGATGAACTCAATTACAATCATTGGAATTATAGGCTTATTCATAGCTTCTAACTTCATTTGGTACTGGCAAGGATACAAAGACGGACGGCGCGAGGGTTGGCACAAAGGGCGCAGCTTGGCTAGATCTCTGGTAGATCATGCGAGCTAATGAAATCCTACTCACAGCCACCGACACGATCCGTGATCGTGGGCTCTCATACGGTCACCCTGCGGATAACTTGCAACACACAGCAATGCTCCTCTCAGCATACTTACAAACACCGATTCACGACTATCAGGTCGCAGGGATCATGGTGCTTGTTAAACTTGCAAGGACTAATCAATCCGCACAGCACATTGATAACTGGGTCGATCTCTGCAGCTATGGCGCACTCGCAGGGCAACTAGCAACAGAGGAGAATGATCTTTATGTTTAATTTAGCCGATTATGAGACAGTAGAGGTGAGACTTGAGAAGTTTATTAAGGATTATCCAGATTTCCGCATATCGACTGAACTGGAAGTGTGCGAAAAGGATCGATACATTGTCAAAGCGTATTTATTTAAGACTACTCAATGCAGCTCCGCGTTTTCAACAGGACTCGCTGAGGAAAAGGTTACTGATCGTGGCGTTAATCAGACTTCTGCATTGGAGAATTGTGAGACTTCGGCAATCGGTCGGGCACTTGCAAATGCAGGTTATGCTGCTAAAGGAAAGAGACCAAGCCGAGAGGAAATGACAAAGGTTGTTGCTACAAAAGTAGTAACGCCAAGCGTTACTAAGCCACCTGTTCAAGATGTCAAGGCAGACGATCAGGATTACTGGACAACACCTGTAGGACAGTACAAAGGCGTAGTAGATGCACCCGTAACTTTAGAGAAGGCTATGGAGAATGTAGCTGCAATTATGGGAACAGGTGAAGCACAAGAATCGCCAAGTTGCAAGCATGGACACATGCAATGGCGTGAGGGTCAGAAGAATGGCAAGGCATGGGGTGGCTTTATGTGCTCTGTTGTTAATCATCAAGGGGGCGAGCCTAAGTGCCCTGCGCTTTGGTATGTAGTAGGTAGCGATGGAAAATGGCAACCACAGAAGGCGAGAGTGTAATGGGCTACATCGAGGTATACAACATAGACAAAGATGGCGAGTGGACTGATCTAAACGATATTCCTATGATCACAGTAATTAACTGCCAGTTATGCAATGAGCCAACAGAAGCTCATGACATCATTATTCCGGCAGTAATCAAAGATGGTGTACTAACAGCAGGCACATGGCAGTGCAGAAAGTGCAAGGCAGTTAATGGATAGAGAAAACCTATTCACGGCTATGATTATCGTGATATTTATTGCAGGCGTAACCATGGGCTTAATGCTTAATGGCTAACCAGCACCGAAAGCACAGGGGTTTCCGCACAGAGCGCGTAGTCGCACAGTACCTATCGACTGTCTGGCAAGGCGCATGTGTGGGAAGGGGTAATGGTAAGGATATTGTCAATGTACCTTTTGACGCTGAAATTAAAAGTCGAACAGGCTTTCAGCCACTAGCTTACATAAAGCAATATAAGGCTCGCACAGCCATTTCGGGGGAATTGGGCTTTGCTGTCTTACGCCTTAATGGACAGGGAGAAATCGCAGAGGACTATGCATGCGTAATCCGATTAGGTGATCTCTTACCATTACTCCAACTTAAATACGGTCACCTAGACAAAGAACCTACAGAAGCAGACATAGACCGATGCTCTGGATGTGGGTCATACATGATAAGGAAGTGCTTAACTTGCCAGCCTATGACTACAAATGCACCAGATGCAATCTTAATCAAGAGATTAATCATGGATGGCACAATAGACCAGTAGTGTTATGTAACTATTGTAACGAGCCAATGGTCAAGGTTATAGGGGCTGCAGCTACTCACTTTAAGGGCAAAGGCTTCTACTCAACAGATAAATAGTTATCCACAGAAGTTATCCACAGGGGGTAATCATGAAACGACACGCCGTTCTGAGCAGGACTTTTAGTTATGTGCTTGACCTATGGACTATGCTACTTAGGCAGAGCCCTTCAGGGGCTCAACCCGAGCCGCTTAAGCGGATAGCTCGGGGGGTGCTAATAGCATTAGTGGGATCTCTATGCTTAATGCCTGAAGCAGGTGGATCTAAACCAGTGCAATTCGTAAGCTATAAAGAATATGCATATCATCTATTAGGCTATAACTTAAAAGAATATAAATGTTTAGCAATACTCTATGGTAAAGAATCTGCATGGAATCCTAAAGCAGCTAATGGATCTCACTATGGTATTCCTCAAGGTAGAAGTACATGGCTTAAAGACCAAGATGGTTATACTCAGATACAATGGG